TTAATGCATTAAAAATAGCAGATGATACAATGAATGGATATGTTGATGTTGATAAACTATACGAACAAAAATACGGAGGTAACAAATGAGCAACAAACAACAAACGGCAGTAGAGTGGCTAGTTAATGCATTAGATGCTTTAGAAAAACAAATGGAGGTTGCCCCAAAAACAACTAACTATAAGAGCACAAGAGATTCTTGCATTAACCAAGCCAAAGAACTTGAAAAGCAGCAGATTATTGGTGCGCACTTAACAGGACTTATATACCCATTAGAAATGGAAGCTACTAAGCAAGCAGAACAATACTACAACGAAACCTTTAACAAATAACCCATGAACAACAACAAACAAGAAACACTTGAAGAAGCTGCTGAAAAATATTCAGATGAAATTGATAGAAGCGAGGATGGATTAGTGCAACACTCATTTATAAAAGGTGCTAAATGGCAAGCTGAAAGAATGTATAGTGAATTAGAATTAGAAGTTGCCTTCTTTGAAGGAAGAGAAAATAATTTGACGTTCATAGAATGGTTTGAACAATTTAAAAAGAAAATCATCATTTTTAAGAGCAACAATAATCGCAGAACCTTTAATAAATAACCCATGAACAACAACAAACAACAAACGGCGGTGCATTGGCTAGCACAAGAGATTATTAATCAATTGGGCATTAGAATTGAAAACACCGAAACTGGGTTTAAGCTACTAAGCCAAGCCAAAGAACTTGAAAAGCAGCAGATAATGGATGCTCATTTAACAGGACTTATACATCCATTAGAAATTGAAGCAACTAAACAAGCAGAACAATACTACAACGAAACCTTTAACAAATAAACCATGTACACAGAAGAACAAAATTATCAAGCCGAATACGAAGCACAGGCGCAATACGAGGCGCAGGCGCAATACGAAGCACAAGCGCAATATGAGGCTGAATTAAGTGCGCAAGCGCAAATAGAAAAAGAAATCAGAGAAAAAGCCATTAAAATTCTAACCAAATATTATGGCGTAGAACCTGACAATTCTTGCGAGGCCGACAATCTTATAGCATTAGTAATTTTTACACTTCAATCCAAATAACCAATGAAACTACAATCAGCTCACATCAAGAACTACAAGAACATCAGCGAAGCGGTTATCCGCGTAGATGGTAAGTCGTTCATCGTTACCGCTCCCAATGGTGCCGGTAAGACATCAACTATTCAAGCCTTCCTTTCCACCCTCTCCGGCCAAGGGCATCCTACAGAGATAATCAAGAAAGGGGAATCTCTGGCCGAGGTAATCGTGGAAGTGGTAGATGCAGACGATACCTACAAGGTACGTGCCCTGTGGTCGAACAACACAGGAAAGGTTGAAGGTAACATCACCGTACATAACTCCCAAGGCCAGAAGCTAGGTATAAAAGCGTTTCGGCAGATGCTTGGCACTATCTCCTTTGACGTGGTAGAAAACTTCCTTAGACGCAAGAAAAACGAGCAAATTGAGTTACTTAAAACACTCTCCGGTAAGAAGCGTGAGCTTGATATGTTAGACGTAGAGCGGAAGATGGTTTATGATGAGCGTACTGAGGTTAATCGCCAGGTTGTTACCTATGAGGGTAAGCTCAAAGGTCAGGAGTTGGGGGAGATGCTTTCGCCGATTGATACCTCTGCAATCTATGGTAAGATGAATGGCTTGTCGGAAGAGATTGAGTTATACTCTAAGGCAGAACGTGGAGTGCAGGAACGGATTGATAAGATGAATGATAATGCTTCGGCGATTGAGGGTTACCGGAAAAAGATTGAGCAGCTTGAAGCGGAAAACATATCCCTTGCAAAAGAAATCGAAAAAGGTAAAGCGTGGTTGAAAGGTAGGGAGAAGCCTACCCTAGACCAATACTCCGAGCAACTCAAAAACGCCGAAGAGCATAACGCAAAGTACCGCACACAACAAGCCCTTATCGAAGAGCATAAAGCCCTACAATCCCTGAAAAAGAATAGCAAGGCGCTCACCGAGAAACTCCAAGACATTGATAGGGAAAAGGCAGAGATACTCTCTAACTCCCAGTTACCGGTAGAAGGCTTATCGTTTGACGATGATGGTGTGTACCTAGACGGCCTACCATTTGAGGAAGGGCAGATAAACACCGCGAAGATATACGAGGTAGGCTTCCATATCTTCCGCGCTTTAGGTTCAAACTTCAGGGTAATGAAACTCGACATGAACGCTATGGATAAAGATACCTTCGAGCGCATAATGGATTTGGCCGGAGACGATATTCAAATTATCTTTGAGCGTGTAGGGTGGGACGTGGAAGAAGGCGTAGAAATTAAATTCACAGAAGAACTACTATGATTAAGATTGTAATCGAAAAACGCACCGACTTCGTAGATGATACCTACGTTTACACCGCACTCGGCCAGGTGTCCTACTCTACCACCCCACAAGGGCAGCACGAATTTGATACCTTGGTAAGGGGTAGCGACGACTCACTAATTATTACCTCTTGCGGATATGTTCACTTCGATGGCTATGGCACGATTGAAACGTATGGAGACGTGATTGTTGATACAGACAATACTTCCTTCGCTGAGGTGTATTGTAGGGGGATTGATATGGTGTTTGTACGTGAAGGCGGTAGGTGGCTGGCGGATGGTTCTTCCGAGGCTTCCGACATTATGTACTCTGTATTCCAAGACGCTATTGACAAGATACTGGAAAAGAAATGGTCGCCGAAGGAACTTAGCGGTAAACTCTCTAATATCTTTGAATCCTACAAGCACTTTGACGCCTTCCTGAAAGAGAATCTATGATATATTTGAAGGATAATGGAGACCTGTACTTGAAGTATAGGGAGGGGGAGTATTACGCTGAGTTGTATGGCTTGCAGAGGGTAGAGATAAAGGGTAGGAACTATTGGAAGGGGAATCTTTCGGCGCTTCGCAAAGAGGCGGTAAAGAATCTCCTAGACGATAGAGGCTTAAACTGGAAATCTCCCGAAGGAATCAAAATCGCCGAACAACTAAAGACGATGTACGCAAAACTGTACAAGTATTTCGGGAACAAGTTACACTCTATGTTTGACCTAAACGGAAGGAAACTAAGACACCACCAGATAGACACCCTAATGTTTGCTTGCACCAACAAATACGCTTTAGCTGCCCTCGACCAAGGTACTGGTAAGACTATCACTACCATAATGAAAAGTAGGTACAAGAACTTATACCCTACCTTAATCGTTTGTGAAGCATCGGCGAAGGACAACTGGGTAACGAGCTTGTCTGAGCAGTGGGGGTTTAACTCCTTCGAGTTCACCGTAGTGTACTCTCAGCGCCGGCACTTTATCCAAGCGCTAAACGAGAAGTTTATCATCATCAACTATGACTTACTCCACCGGAGCGCAGACTACCTAATTTCAAAGGGCATAAAGCACATTATCCTAGACGAGTGCCAAAGGGTGAAGAGTACCAAGACACAAAGGTACAAGGCAGTACGCAAGATTGTAAAGGCGCTTCCTGACGCACACATCACCTTTGCATCGGGAACGCCGAACACCAACAGGGCAGATGACTTTTTCGCTTACCTTAAACTTGCAAACCACCCACTAGGAAACAATAAGTTAAAGTTTGACTTGAAGTTCTTAGAGAAGGAAGGGTTTAAGGTAAAGGGTGCTAAGAACATTCCAATACTCAGGAGGGAAATGGCAAACTTCATGGTAAGGTATCGGTTAGAAGATTGTTGGGATATGCCTAAGAAAAACTATATCTTATACTCAGTGAAGGGTGATGGTGAGTGGTTGGAAGAATACGAAAGGGAAATAAAGCGTATTTGTGAGGAGGAGGTAAGGACTAGGCAGCAGTTAGAAAACAACATACATTCGCTTAATCGCATTATTTCTTTGGCGAAGGTGTCTATCATTAAGGAGACCATAGATAACCTAATAGAGGCCGGTAAAAAGGCGGTAGTGTTTGGTTCTTATACTGCTCCTTTGCAAGAAGTGTATAAGTTATATCCTTCGGCGGCTTATATTGATGGGAGCGTAGGAACTGAAAAGCGTGGGGATATTATTCGGCGCTTCCGCAATGACGAAAGGTGTAAGGTGTTCATCGGCAATATGCGTGCCGCAGGTACCTCAATCGAACTGCAAAACGCTTCCGACGTACTCTTTTTGAACTGGGCATTTGTGCCTACTGACTTCGCCCAAGCAGTAAGTAGGGTGTATCGCGCCGGCCAAGAAAAGCCAGTGAACATCTACACAATCCTCGTGAAAGATACCATTGACGAACATATCTGGAAACTTATGGGAAATAAGATGGAAGATATTGATAAAATTATTGACGGTAAGCCATATAATATGAAAAAAGAAGATATTTTTGAATCCATTTACAAATACATACGACATGAAGATTAACAGAACACAACTGAAAAACGCCTTGGCGGTAGTATCGCCAGTAGCAAAAGCAAAGAGTACCGCCCCAGCAACTTCGTGGGTGAGGGTAACAGATACCTTTATGGCCTGCGCAGGGTTGGAAGCTTCGATTAAAGTAAAGATTGATGCGATTGGAGATACCTTCCCCAATGACTTTTACGTTTCATTCTTTGACCTTGAAACAATCGCAAATAAGGGAAACGCCGAAGAGATTGAACTGAATTGCGCTGACGTGCTTTACTTCAAAAGCGGTAGAGGTAAGGGGCAAGTACCTTTGCAAGATGGTAACTCCGCCCTTAGCTTCGACCATGAGCTTGCAGAACCGCTATTCTCCGAGCCGGTAAAGGACTTAGTATCTCACCTTTCACTTGCTGGTAGGTTTGCCGGAAACGACGACCTTCGCCCACAGATGAGCCAAGTAAATCTACAACTCAAAAAGGATAAGGTGTACTGCTATTCCACAAACGCATATAGCGTGTATTTAAGCGATGTTAAGGATATTAGCTACGAGGAAGCCACAGATGGGAAGATAGTGTCTATAACCCCTCGCTACATACCTATTATCGCAGGTATGAGTGGACTAGTAAATGTAGGTAACCATACTAAGGCCGGTTGGCAGCAGTTCAACGATGATTCTATTTCGCTATTTGTTCGTACTGCGGATAATCCTATGCGGTTAGAAACTATTGAGAGTGTGGTTATCAAGAACTATGCTACGGAGTGTGATATTGATTTGGTAGAGTTTTTCGGCGCCGTTGAGCGTTGCCTATCTTTTTCCAATCGTGCTACCTCGTTAATCAAGATTGGTAAGGGGAAAATGGCTGCGGAGGATATTGACTTCGGTAAGAATTACGATGAGGAACTTCCCGGACTACTCGAAAGCGCCGAAGTGGGACTAAACGGAAAGCAACTACTCCAAGCGGTAGGTATGAATGGCACCGCAAGGCTAGGGTTTGAAGCACCCAACAGAGTGGTAGGAATAACCAAAGACAATGTTCGTTTATACTTTATGCCTGTATTGATATGATTAAGATAAACAGCATCTCTGGGGGTAAAACCTCAGCGTATATGGCAGCGCACTATCCGGCAGACATTGAAATCTTTGCCTTAGTGTGCATAGAGGCGGAGTATTGTAAGCCCAAAGATGAAAGCATTATTAAATTCGTTTCCGACAAAATTGGCAGAGAGTTTATAGCAACGGCAGAAAGCGACAAAACCTTGTACGTGGTTCGTGATTTGGAGCAGATACTAGGTAAAGAAATAAAGTGGCTGGCTGGAGAAACCTTTGAGCAGATGCTTAGTTGGAAAAAGGCTTTGCCAAACAAGATATGGCGGTTCTGCACTACGGAGTTGAAGATGAAGCCAATCTTTGAGTATTGCCAAAAAGAAGTTAAGGAAATCGTTGAAATGCAAGTGGGATTCCGATATGATGAAAAAGAAAGGGGGGAGCGCAACGCCAAGAATACTCACATGAAAGTTGTTGTTGGTAAACACGAAAACGGAAACAACAAGTGGGCAGAGGTTGAATGGCGGAAGTTATCCTTTCCTTTAATTGAAAACAAAGTAATACACCCTACCGTAGTTGATTGGGCGGTAAAGAGCAATTTACCTTTCCCTGCCGATTCAAATTGTGTAGGGTGCTTTTGGAAGCCCTTTCAGCAGTTACGCAAGAACTGGGACGATGAACCCAATAAGATGCGGTGGTTTGCCGAAATGGAAAAGGTTATGAACCGACAATGGCAGAAGGAAATGAGTTACTCTAGGGTTAAAGAAATTGGATTGCAAACAAGTTTCGTTTTTGGAACGGGAGCTGGTTGCCAATCTGGATATTGCACAGATTAACTATGTACTGCACAATACTCAAAGACAACTACCAACTAGAAGGAGAGGATAGGCATATTAAGTCTATCATCTCCTACGTGAAGGGGGATATAATGAAGGAGCGCATCTTAACAATCAAGAAAATGAAAAAGGAAGAGGCAGATAAGGCTAAAATGTTACTCCCTGCGTTCTTTCCTTCGGGCGTGTTTAGAGGTGGGAAAAAGGCTGAGAACTTAGTAAAACATTCTGGAATTATACACTTAGACATTGATGGAAAACAAAGAGCAGAAAGGGTACTCTCCTACCTTGACACAACACACGTTTTATTTCTATTCCGCTCCCCAAGGGGAGGAGTTAAGATTGGCTTTAGAGTTACTCCGCCACAAGACAATAGACACCACAAGTGGGCATGGGAGTGCTTGGATAAAGACTTCGCATTCGGACTTTCAGATGCCGCCGGAAAGCCAGTAAACAAGCAGTGTAATCTTTCCTACGACCCTGAGGCATACCTAAACTTAGAAGCTAAGGTATTCACCCCTCCCACGATGCCCGAAGAACGTCCTATCTACTTCAATCCTATGGAGGTAAGGGGTATAGACGATGCGCTTAGGATTGCTGAGAGGGCGGTGCAGAATACAGGTATAACCTTTCGGCCTGGCCAAAGGAACCTATACGTTTTTAAGATATGCTGTATCTTAAATAGAATGGGTGTAGAACAGAATATCGCAGACAGATTACTTGCGGGTAGGTTTGAAGGTAGAAAGTTTGACGGAAAGGAGATAAACATTACCTTGCGTGGTGTATATGAAAGGTATCGTAATGAATTTGGTTCTCGACCTATAAAATCAAGTAAAAGCGGATTGTTATGAAACACTGCCCAATATGCTCCGGCGCTTTAATCAAGCCCGAAAGAACACCTGAGAAGGTGTATAAATGCAAAGAATGTAAAACACAAATCTTTATACTGATTGTCAAGAAGTGAGTACCGAGAAAAATATCCATAAAGCCTTCGCCTACTACCTAAAAGCGAAATACCCAAACGTAGTATTCACTTCCGAGAGTAGTGGCGTGAGGGTAACTATGGGCCAGGCGGTAGCGTTAAAGGAAGTACGTTCAGCGCATACCCACCCCGACGTTTTTATCTCTGAGCCTAAAGGTATTTATCATGGCCTATACATAGAGCTAAAGAAAGAATCGCCCTTAAAGAAAGACGGTACTCTTAAAATGCAAACTGAGGTTAAGCGTAGGGGGCCATTAATCATTAAGGTAAATCACCTGGAGGAGCAGTTCAAGACTATTGAGCTTTTACGCTCTAAGGGATATTGCGCTTTCTTTTCTTCTTCCTTGGATAATGCTATGGAAATTGCGGATAGGTATATGGCGCTTAAATGTGAAGAAAAGTTAAATGGCAAATATCTTTTGGATATTACGTAAATTGTGCTTTCCTTTGCATTAAATACGACAAAAGATGAATATTTTAGTTTTAATTGCTGCTATCGTTATGGTAGAAAGCGGGGGTAACCCTTCGGCGCGGAATGGCGATGCGGCAGGGTGCTTACAAATCCGCCCTACAATGGTGCAACACTTCAATAGTATTGGCATAGAGTTTACCTTAGAGGATAGATTCGATTGCGAAAAGTCGAAGGAAGCCTTTGCTAAGTGGGTAAGAATCTCTGGGTATAAAAACTTTGAGGTTATTGCTAGGAAATGGAACGGCGGGCCGAAGGGACACCTTAAAGAATCAACACTTAAATACTGGGAAAAAGTAAAACAACAATTATGAAAACAATCACAGAATGGTTCTTAGAACTACCCGAAGGAGTGAAGCAAAAGGCACTCTCCAACCTTAACCAAGAGGTCAAAGACCTCAAAGTAACCTCCCTACGCACAGCGCTTGCAAGAGGATTTTTGTGGAACGATACCCCAGAAGGTTTGCTATATTGGGAATCTGTCGGAGCAAACTCCGTGCTATATTGGGAATCTGTTGGCGCAAACTCCGGCGCACCACTACCCGCAACCTTTGAACCGCTTGCTTCTAGCATTTGCCAGTGGGCGCAAGAGCGGGACATAAACAATCCTGCAAAGCAACTACTAAAGGTTTTCGAGGAAGCGGGAGAGCTTAGCGCTGCCTACCTAAAAGGCAAGACCGCCGAAGAAAAAGACGCTGTGGGTGACGTTCTTGTAACCCTAATTATCTACTGTAACATTCGGGGCCTGAACATTAACGAATGCCTAAGCCTAGCGTGGAACGAAATCAAGAACCGCAAAGGAGTAAACGTAAACGGAACATTTATCAAAGATGAAGCAGACGACACTACACCTAATTGAAACGATTGAGGACATTCTAAGTGAATTGCGCCTACACATCGAAACCGCCGAAAATGGTAATAAGAGTAGCCAAAAGATAATGAGCAAAGCCTCCTTCCGATTGGTACGCAACGCCACCGGTATCAAGAATATGATTAAAGAATTAAAGCCCTACGGCAAGAAAAGTTAACTTTTAATACGTTTAATTATGAGCAGATTCAAGCCTCGTAACACAAACCAGCACCCTTGCACTCTTTGGTTAGAGTGGGGTGGCGCTGATGGTAACTTCTACTACTACGACAAAGAGTCGAAGTCGAAAGTACCCTTTGACCTCAAACGATTTATCGTTTTGGATTCTCTGAGTACTATTGTCGGCTATGACGAAAGTAGAAACATGGGAGTGTACTCCAACGAAGTACGCGACACTACCAAGCAACAATTCATTATCCGTAACAAGGAAGGTGTAGTTGAAAAGGGATTGTACGCAGAGATTAAAGACAAGCTACCTAAAGGCATCAAATACGCTGCCTCAGTGTATATCGCTGTTGAGCATAATGGTGAGGTTAAGTTAGCAAACATTAAGCTCTCTGGCGCTGCCCTAAGCTCTTGGGTGGACTTTAAGAAAGCCGCTCGTATCTATGATGGTGCGATTGAGATTTCTGAGATTGCTTCCGGTAAGAAGGGTGCAGTAACCTACAAGTTCCCTAAGTTCTTTCTTGTGGCTACTTCCCCTAGCGAAGAGGATAGCGCAAAGGGTGTGTGGCAGTTGTTAGATGATTACTTGGAATCCTACTTTGGAGGTAGTGCTTCGGCGCCGACAAGCGCTCCGGCAACAACGCCTGGCGAAGAAGAAATCCTTGCCGATGAACCTGAAGAAGAGTATCCATTCTAAACCTAAATCCGCCCCGGTGTAACAGCCGGGGCTTTTATACCTATGGAATTACTTATCTACGCAAAGGACGGAAAGATTAAAGCGATTAGCTTTGACGAGGCTTGGGGAGATAGCGAGAAGCTCTTGGCCGAAGGGTGGGAGCATACCCACACCATTAACCCAGCAGCCTTCCTCCAATTCATTCACAACGAATGTAAAAACGATGATGCGCTATTCCACATTCAATCACTTGGATTTAAAGATTTTTGACATGAAGCCACTAATCGAAATCATAAACACCGACAAAGAACCGAATATCATTGAGCAAATTATGAAACATCAAGATTACATCAAAACAGAAAAATGGTTTGCATGGCATCCAGTTAAAACCGACAACAAAGGTTGGGTATGGCTTAATTTCGTAAACAGAACCATTGATGAAAGACCTTTGGTTTACTTAGGACTACACGCTGAATATTCTTATACCAAATAACCCATGCAACAACCAATTAACTACTGCGACATCATGGCCCTTGGATTCACTGCCGAAGAAGGGCACGACCAAGTGTTTGAAATGATGCACGGCTACCCGTACACAATCTTCACGAAGATGCTTGCGCCAACGCTGATGCTGGACTGGAATCAGGCAACACGCCTTTGTGAATTGCTTGTGATTGAACCCGAAAGCGGGCATATTTTTGACCGAATCCCGATTGTGGACTTGGTGCATTTGAAGGACTATGTTGATGCTTTTAACCAACAAAACAATTAATAAAATGGAAGAAGAAGTACTGAAAGAGTTAATCAAAGAAATGGAGCTTAGGGCAGCATCATTTGAGTATAACCGTGACTTAAATAAAGAAGGTGATGCACAGCATTCTTATTGGGACGGCAAGCGTTCAGAAGCGCAATTTATGGTCGATAAATTAACATGGATTTTGGATAATGGTGGGCTTTAGGATTGCCTACACCAGTCAACCAACACCTTTACAAAACCAACAAAACACTTAATAAAGTAAAAGAAAATTCAAAAAACAACGAAACTGCCCAATTGGGTATAGGCGCTGTTAGCAGATGGCATGGTTTAATTAATAGAAACTTAATTTAAAACAATAAACAAAATGAATACACAAGACAAAGCATCAGAATTAGTATTAAAATTTACTCCCTTTATGTATTGCTATATGGGAAGTGGAATGCTATCTAATGATTACGATAAAAACGTAGTATTAGATTTTGCAAAGAAGTGTGCAATAATTTCAGTAGAAGAAATATTGAAAGCATTGCAAGTTGAGCCCATTGAAAATAAAGGGAGTAAATTATATGATAGTCAAATTGATTATTGGCAAGAAGTAAAAGCGTTGATTGGAAACGTACATTAGTGCTTTCTGCTAACTAATGTATAGGCGCAACAGTCAAGTCACACCTTTACAAAAAGGATGAAAAGTAAAGTTATATAGTTACCTTTTAACAATTAAATTATGCACGAAGAACAAAGAATGAAACGAAAATTTGCTGATGCTGGAGAGCAGTCGGAATTGACAAACCTTGAACAATTACCAAGCAGAATTAGGCATTATTTACTTGAGTGGAAAGATTGCCATTTAGAAGAATATTGTCGTAAATACGGCGAACTAAAATTACGTGATTTAACCAAGCGACAACTTCGTGCTTTGTTTCATTATGCAACTTCAAAAGAGTTTTCATTGAAATTTTGGGAAGATTGATAACATTACGCATAACTGCACCTGCAATTTTTAGAACCCGAATCAGCCCCTACCTTGGGGCTTTTTATTATCTTTACGCCATGAACAGAAGACAACGCAAAACTCAAATCAAAAAGGAAGCTCTAGATACGGAGATTCTGGACGCATTTATGCGGAGGATAAACAACATCACCTTTGAAGTTAAGGAAGGGGAAACGGAAATCGAAGCCGCCCGGAAAGCGGTATTCCTACAATGCCACGCATTCCTAAATCGCTGGAACACGCAATACCTAAAAGGTAAGCGTGCAAACCTCCTCGCCCCCACATTCCCAGAGCAAATGTTAACCATATTCGGACTGCATGAAGAAGATACAAATAAAGACGCTGAAATTCATCCTGAGGTACCTGATACCGATGGAGGACTACCACCTAGCAAACCTGCTCGTAAACGGCGTGGAGCCGCTAAGAAAAAGGATTAAAACCCCTCACGATTTATTCTCACTCGTTGATGAGATACCTCTCACAATGATACAGAATAAGCAAGACCTTATTAACGTAAAGAAAAACGAAAAGGGATTGATAGTGTGGTTCGACAATCAAATATCGTGGACGGTTTCTACCCACCTATCTACGAAGGGGAATAATACATTCGGCGCACCCAAGCCAACCAAATAGATTGGCCGGTGTATCTTCACCTTTGAAGATACATTGTAATTGCGCATCCCCTTCATCATTAACAATAAAGGTAACCCCTTTAATATCACACACCCAAAATCTACAAAGTAAAAGTCGGGAGAGTGTAGCACGTCAAACCGATACAAATTCGTGAAACTATCCTTCCGGTAACAGAATATATCCCTGGAGGTTAACTCCTCATAATAATAGTTCGATAAGTTTTCATCAGCGCAAACAATGGCGCATTTAGTGAGCTTCATCCTTGAAGTCCTTAATTATCCCTACGGCCTTCTTCGCCTTGCGGATAAACTCAAATATCCTGTCTGTAATGCCTTTTCCCTTCACCCACTTGACTTTCTCGTCAATGGATGAATACTCTATCCAAATTAAAAATAAAGCCGTTAGAAGCGTTGAAAGGTGGTCTTTTGGGAAGTACATCATAACCACATCGTTTAACACCCAACTATCCAAAAGGAATATAAAGGTCAAACCCCCACCATAACTAATCATCTTTGAAACGAATCCTTCTCTAGTTTTCTTGCTTGTTACCTGTGCGCCCTGCTGCTTCGCGTACCATCTCCCTACGAAGGTATCAGCAACCACAGCGAAAAACACCAAAATTAAAAGCGGTGCGAGTGGCATGAAGAATGATATTACCACCGAAATATATGACAACAACGTTGCCTTAAAAGTTACTTTATCCATCGTTTCCCAATTACGTATAGCATACTTGCTAACAACAAAAATAAGAAGAATTTACCAATCAAAATGAAGGCTTTCTCCCACCATGTTAATCCCTTTACTATGGTGCGTATCGTGTGGCGGTGGCGGTCTTGTAAGGTGGCCAGAAAATCCTTCGGCGCCGAAACACAATCCACCCACATTCTACCTTTCTCACGTATCACCCGAACCTTCCCCTTCTGAGTAATAAACACCGTATCCATATCCTGACACGTATCTATAAACGTAAAGGATATAGTGTCCGGAGGAATGATTATAGTCGTATCGCGATACACAATAGAATCTAAAACTACAACAGTTTCTTTTGGAGGAAACTTTTCATTGCAACGCCTCTGCGTTACACATGATGATAGTAAAAAGATAAGAAGCAAATACCTCATAACCTCACGTATGTAGTTCCGGGAATAAAATCCTTCGCGTTGTGGCGAGCAAGCAACTCCCGCGTAGATAAACCAAACGTCTTTTCAAGGTGTGGCCGGTCAATAAACTTCCAATCACCACCCCACGCCCAACCATAAGACTTGAATATCTCTACAACCTCCATCCAATCGCTTTTCTTATCCTTGTCGAAGTCTTGCCTAAAATCCCAAGAAGCAACCTTACCATCAATAATCAAGACAATATCAACCGCTAAACCGTAATTGTGGTACGACTGCCCACCCTTAGCGTTAGTAACAACACCAAGGCGCTTTCCCTTTGAATTAAAGAGCCTAGTACGCCCCTGAGCGTAAAGGTCATCTTGCTCCTTGAAAGTGCGTAAGGTGTACGCAAAACGACAAATAGCGCGACCAGTCAAAGCCTTGCATATCTTATCGTAAATCTCACTAACCTCAGCACGTAACTGAGGGTGTAATAACTGAATGCGGTCTAGTGTTACTTTATCCATGATTTATAGATTAATTGGTTTTGTGATAGCGGTTAATCCCGTGGCCGTTATGTTGCTGGCCGTGGTGTGCAGAACAATGTGGTTAATTTGTCGCATCTTCAAATGGGTTTATTGGTGTCGGGGCAACCCAAGGTATCAAAGGCAAATCCTTTACCCACATAAATTCTTCGTTCACTGTTTGGTCAATCTCCTCAATCGAAATAACCCAGTTTGGCGGCTCGTTGCCATCTTGAATTGGGTTGTAGTAGCTGTCAGGGGCAAATAAATGCCCTACCAAACTATCCTTTTGTTCGATTGTCAGCAAGCCTACAAATTCGGTTTCTTGGCCTTGTGGTATTTCGCTTCTTGTTATCATACTTTTTTAAAATTATTCAAAATATCCTTAAATGTTTCGTGAGAATAATTACCTTTTGCCTTATTAACCCATACGCAAACAAAATGAACATTGTTTTCAACATATCCCAATTCGCTATCTATTCTATCTAAAGAAATTAAATATGGGCTTGATGTCATTTCTTTCTTTTCATTATATGTTTTTGGGCAAAGAATATCCATATTTGTATAAGCGCATTTGTAATTTTGGCTTTCCAATATTTTTTGCAAACTATCAATAGAAACCTCAAATGGATAGTTTCTTGATTTTGCGTTTGCCTTCCACCTCTTAAATAAAGCATTGTGAATATCTTTAGTACCCCCTTTATTGCAATTACTTGGCTTTCTTATTCCTTTGCTCCAAGTTTTCTTGGTCATAGAACCCTTTCCTTTAATTCTCTCAACTTTATTTCTATCAAGCAATGTTTTCACCTTTTCATTGCCTATTTTATATTTTTTCTTAATTTCTGCTTGAGACATTCCGCTTAAATAATCTTGGCACAAATCATCTTCAAAAGAAAATCTAAATAGATTTATATTTTTGTACATCTGAGATTTCCCGAGCATAGAAACTCCGTGCATTTTTAATAAACGCCTTACCCTATCTGTTGTTGCATTTAAATCCTTTGCTATTTCGTGCATAGGTTTTTTGCCATAGTTTGATTTTATATAATCAATATCTAATGGCTTTGTATTATTCCATTTTTTCATAATACAAATATACAACAATTCAGGCATTTCGTTAAACTACTTGGCGATTTAAAGTCGTTTGGAAAGATTGTACGGCGGTGTAGTAGTTGGCGGCTTCGGTTGTGGTTAGGCCATCGCCAATTGAGGCCAATGCACATTCTTTTGCGGAATAAACGGCAGCGACACCGTTATCATTTCTTGCCCCAATAAAAATATTCAAATTCTCATACGGTGTTGTATTGTTTACTGTTGATAGTGTTTCTACCACACCATTTTTATATGCCCTCCTCGATGCTGCGTTTTCTTTACTTCCAAGCCAAAACCCTTGTGCATTAGCAATAGATGTAAAAGAAAGAATAACACTACCCCCCGCAACATAATTAGCAGCTGACCTCAAGTGAAGAAAATTTCCTGTATTAGGATTTGAAGAACCCATTTCAACAGCAACCCCAACGGTTGAAGTTCTTGAATAATATGAAAGGTGATTGCTTGCATTTGTAAGCATTGACAATCCATTTAAAAAAGTATCGGCATACGCATTTGTGCCGTTTGGTAATGCCCCATTTGCCGAATGCGTCCAGCCGCCAATAAATGACAACCTAAATGCTGCGTTTGTATCCGCTGGGTTTTTAAGGTTGAACTTGTGGGTGCTTGCCGTACCCCCAACAAAAGGGTAAATGGCTTTTAGTTTAGTCCAAACTCCAATAGCTTTTAACTGAATAACAAGGGTGTCAATGGCTATTGTTATTGTGTTGTCGGTAATGCCCGCAGCACTCAAAAACGCTTGGGCATCAGGGTCTAAAGGCACACGGCCAGCCATCATTTGTAACCTAAGCCTCCTCATTAAACCGCTGGTGTTATGATGTAACCTACATTTGTGCCGCCCATCCAAAAGAAAACAATCAGGTTCACTTTGGTCAGGTCATAGTTAATCGGCCCGAACTTTACCGCCGTGCCGCCTGTTACGACAATAAGCGGTGCAACCGTATCGTCATGGTAAACTATTTGGTCAATGCCCCTAACCGCATTTGTCAGGCTAACCGCTATGTTGCCCGTTTCAGGTGCTGCATAAGTCCCGTATTCTTTCGGTGTGTCAAGGGTAATGGCAACCCCCGTAGTGGTAGCAACGGTGTTTTGTTTGCCAGTCAATGCAGTATCAACGTAACCTTTATTCGCCGCATCACTTGAAGCAGATGGACTTGAAAGAACGGTTATGGCATTGTTGCCCATGTTTATTGGGCCAGTCATCGTGCCGCCTGAAGTATCTAACTTGCCAGCAAGATTGGTGTCCACATAATCCTTGGTAGCCGCATCGGTGTTGGCAATCGGTGTACCTAAGTTTTCGATTTGGTTGCCGGTCATATCCAAATCGCCAGTCATGGTATCGCCAGTCTTTTGCACCGCATTATTAACTTGGCTTAACGCTAAGTTCGCAGTCGTAAGCGCCGTATTCACATTCGCCAAAGCGTTATTCGCAACACTCTGAGCAGTCGCAGAATCCGTTAGCGCCTGCGTAGCGTCCGCCTGAGCAGCATTCGCCACCGCAAGCGTAGAGGCAACAACCAAAGCCTTAGTAGCTTTCTTGGTAGTGCCCCCTTGTTCTATGATTAACTCGTCTGGGTCATTGACCGCAGCGGCTGGTGGTAATTGTGGAATCCTTGGCATACTCTATACTAAAATGGGTAAATCGTTGTTTGTTAATATCTCTTCGTCTTCGTTGGTTAATAATGGTAAGCCAGCAAGTAAATACGCCTCCTGAGCGCACTTTAGATACTTTTCGGCGAGTTCGTACTTTCCGGAATGTAAAGCGTCTAAATAACTACACGCATTCACATATAACCTTATGTTTGGCCCGATACTACTCGGCTCAGGAACTACTACCTCTATGAGCTTCTTAGCACACGATAAATACTCTTCCGCCTTCTCCCAATTTCCGGAATGAAGTGCATCCAAATACTTACACACATACTTATATGGCTCCATTAGAACCCTAATTCAATGGTTTCTAACCGGCAATACCAAACAATGTTCTTGCTCCCCTCACCAGTTACCGTTATATCCAACGTGTCAGTAGCATTGTTCGCCACAGCATTCACGTCCCAACCAATAGTGGTGGACTGATAATGCTCTTGGGTAACAATACGATACACAGAAGTATTGTCAGGGTTAACACTCCAGTTGGGAGATACCGTAGCCACCTTCGTAGTGCCATTGTACGCAGTAATCTCTCTGCTCTGCCCAGAACCGGTACCGCTAATGATGTATATGAAAGAACGCTTAAACGCATCAACAATGCTCGTAGCGCCACTTTGTAGCGTAATAGTTCCCGCAGCACCAGACTGAGCCGTTCCCGTTTCGCGAATAGTACGCGACAAAGTAGTGTCGAAGTTAATACCATTCACAAGGGAAGTAGTACCCCCCACATTCTTAACCAAGCCAGTCAAATGCCAACTTGCACTATCTCCAGGGGCGCCACCGCCACCAGTATTATCCTGAACGGCGTTTACTAAAGCGCTAAAC